ACATCCAAGGATTCGATGGATTGTTGAAACAATGGTGAAAAATCACCGCTATCAATTTGTATGTTAATAGCCTCTAACCAATCGGTTGGTACAGAGATGTATTGAGAATCTAGTGTTGCAGTAGCACGTTTAATCATGCCTTTTACTCTTAGTCTTCTATTAAATTCTGCTTCTGTGCTATCAATAAATGTATCAATCACATCTGTTAAATCTGAACGATTAAGATAACTTGCGATGTTAGATTTTAATTCTGCGTATGTCATAGTTTACCTTGCCATGTTCTAAAAACTTTATTGTCTGAATTGTTTAACCACCTTCTCCACTGTTTCATATCGTTCGCCCATCCTTCGCGACAAGCTCTTTGATAAACCACCATTGGAACTTCCGCAACATGGCGAATGTCCTTGCCAGGCTTATTGTCTGCAAGAATTTTGCAATGTTCTATCACAGGCTGAACGTCTTGAGTCGTGTGGAAGATATCTTTATTGTCTTCGGTAATAAACTCACTGGTTATACCAGTCTTATGATCGATAACAGTTCTTTTAGTCATTGGCAAATTTTAACACAAAAAAAAGGGATGCCGAAACATCCCTTTAAGGTTATTAACCGAGAACTTAACTTACGTTAAGGTCAGCAACTAAACCATGAGCAGCTTCGTTGGATACTTCTAATCCATACTCAACTACGATCATTTTAGTGACTGCGTCACCGATTGTTGCAATGTCAACTGTTTTGAAATCACGCAAGTAAGATACTTTTGCCATTTCAGGATCAACCAACAATAAAGATCTTTCTCTTGATCTGTTTGATGGAACTATTTTTAGCTCACCAAAGTCAGAAGAGTAGACAGATACTGATGCTTCAACAGTATTAGCGTCAATCATTTGTCTTGCTTGAGATCTACCTGTGAAACCAGAGATAACTTGTTTGTTATGTGGCCCACAAATTGCTAATGATGGTTCACCACCACTTTCAAAGCAATCTTGTAGTACAGACTTCAATAAAGGTTCTGTAAGATCCCTTTGAGTTCCGTCTGTTGGAGCTGTTCCGCCGCCAGTAGGAGTTGATCCTGCTGCGTTGTTAACATTAGATTTCATCCAAGATTCAAAAGCACCAGTCTTACGAGCAGTTGTCGCATTACCAGTAGTTTTGCCATTATTTTGACAAAGAGCTTCTTCCATATCTCTCTTTAGAGCTTTAGACATGATAGCTAGTTGATGAGCCATTTCTGATCTCTTACCAGCAGGGTCTGAAGACTCTTGTGAGCCTGATACAGTTGCATCTCTTTTTGAGATCATAGCAACATTGCTAACACGACTTGTGCCAACAGCAGCAGATCTTGAAAGTTCAAAACCTTCTAATTCACCAGTTGAAACTGGAGATGCTAGATCTTCTGTTTGCCAATCAAAGACAACATTTCTAATACTTCTTTTTCCAATTGAAGACATAAACGGAGTTTGCATTGGAGAGATGTTGTAAATGATATTACTTAAATCTTCTCTGTCTGAACTCGCGCTGTATGTATCAAATGCGTTTGTTACTTTAGCCATTATATTTTCCTATAAATTATTTTAAAAATTGTTCAAAAACTTTAGCAGCATCCTGGACTTTTCCAGTTTTTGCTAAAACCTGTTTTGCTCTTTTCGCTGGTGCTACTGATTTCTTTCTACTGGTCGATCCAGGTCGTGCCACTCTTGCGGGTGCTTTCTGTGTTGGTCTTTTCTTCGTGGCTTCAACTGTTTTAGAGTTTAACCAAGCGTTTCTTAAACCAAGCAAAGCACGATAGTCATAAATTGCATCCATCTCTTGAACTGAATAGCCCAAAACATTAATACCATAGTCACGAATTGCTGATTTCTCTTTCGAGGCAATCTCTGCATTTTTCCATTCTGGTATGATTTCAAGAATCTTTTGCTGGCCTTCTTGCACTTGTTGTGCAATTTGTTGTTGCTGTTGAGCGTAGGCTTCTTGTTGAAGTCTTTGCTGTTCAGCACTAACGGCAGTTAGTTTTTCCTTCTTTTCATCCCAGACTTGTTTTTCGCGAACGTATGCTATCGGATCATCATTGTATAAACTATCCCAATCTGGTTCGTTTACCAATTCGCCCTTTAACTGGGCTTCCATCTTCGGTAACAACTGTGCGTAAATCGCATCTCTTTGCTGAAGCTCTTGGGCTTGTTGCTCAATCGTTTTTCTTTGATTAGCAAGTTCCTGCGTCTTCCGCGTGTAATCTTGTTGGCGTGAATAACCATTAAGGAGTTCGTCCTGCGTGACCTCTATCTCATCGCCATCAATTGTGACTTTGTAGACGGGTTGCTCTTCTAACTCTTCAACTTCCGTTTCTTCTTCACCATCTTCTTCGTCATCGTATTCGAGTTCTTCCTCATCGACAAGCTCTTCGTCTTGCTCTTCAAAGTCTTCAACTTCTGGTTCGATTGACTCTTCAACTTCCTCTATGACTGCTTCTTCTTGCGTGTCCTCTTCAGGGGCTAAGAAACTTTCAAACGCTGAGGTGGTTGATTCACCATCTGTTTGTAAAGCAGTCGGTTTTCCGTTATTGCTCATATAAATACTCCTATTTTGTATTTAGGGATATTTTAAACCAATAATGTAGAAAAGGGAAAGTTTTAGGCTATGTTACGGATCTTGTTGATATTGGCTTTTGTGAGTTTTCCTTTCTCAGCCATGATGCGTAGGTGTCTTTCTACTTCAGGAAGAAGTAATAAGGATCTGTGGAAGTCTTCTCTAACCGCAACATCATCGATGCCACGAGAGTTTAACCAGTAAGTTATGTATTCGTTTTTAAGATTTTCAATAGCTTCTTTAAAAACTGGTGAAGTTAAAATTCTTTCAGCTTCTGCTGCGTTGACTACTTCTTCGTGTGTAATTGACATTTATACTAAGTTAAATAAACCTGGTTGTTGAAAATTTCTTGGACTACCTGATCTGATTGGAGAAACTATTTCTTCTACCCTAGGTTGTATAAAAGACGATGCTGGGGGTGTGTATGCTATTTGTGGTATCCGAGGCATGATAGGCATTTGAGGTATGACTGGTGTTGGTGCTATTGATTGAGGTATGACAGGCATATTTGGCAACCCAGTAAAGTTCATTGGTATGTTTGAAAAATCAGGTATAAATGATACTTCAATTGGTTCTTGAGGAATAGGCTTTTGTATTACTGGTTGTGGTATTACTGGTTGTGGTATGTTTGCAAAAATATTTTGCGGCAATGTTTGTACTGGAGCTATTGGGGCGGCTATTGGTTGAACTATAGGCTCAGGTTCTCCAGGCATACTCGGCATTACTGGAGCAAGAACAGGTGCTTGAGGAACAGCAGTAAAGTTTACTGGCTCTTGATAAGCAGGTATTTGAGGCATGACTGGTGCTTGTGAAGGTTCTGTAAAGAAACTTTCAAACGGCTCTGGTTCTCCAGCATCCTGTCTGTCTTGGTATTCTTTAATAATTGCATCTACATCTATATTACCAAGTGCAGGTAATCCACTAAAATCTAAGCCTTGCAAGTAATCTACATTTGGAAACAATGTATCGCCTATGCTAAAACGAGTTGGTTCTGTTGTTCCAACTGGCGCAAATTCCATTTGATCGTCAATGGTTGCAACATCACCAGTTGTCGGTGCTATAGGCATAACAGGAGCTGGGCCTGCTGCGATCATATCTAAATCTTTTTGCGTATAACCACCAGCCATTTCAGGAGAATAACTAACGCCTGGCGCAATCACCTGAGAGTCTGGAATAACACCACCAGCTATTTGTTGTGCGTATGCTTGGCCTGATGAGTAAGTAGGATCTGTTGCTGTTTGTCCAGCTAAGTTAGTGCCGCCACCACTTGCTATTAATTCTCTAAGTAGTTCAATTCGTTCAAGTTCTTCTGGGGTCATTGCTTCTTAATTTGTAATTAGTTTATCTATTTTAGCATCAAGTTTGTCTATTTTATCCATTAATCTTGAATATTCAACATTGTGTGCCTGTCTTGTTAGATAGTCTCTAGCCATTTCTTCTCTTGTTTTGTTAACAAGTATATCAATTCTTTTGGCTTCATTTTCATTTCTTCGTATGGAATAAAAGAGTGGTGCGATAACCAAGGTGACAAAGATATTCCAAACCACATAAAATGAAAGTTCCATTAGAAATCAATAGCTCCAGATATGAGGCCTTGGACGATCATTTGTAGTCTTGCTGATATCGAGGTGTATGAATCTTCCATTGCCTTTTTGATTAACTCCAATTCCTGTAAATCCGTAACCTTCTGCTGCGGATACTAGTTGTAATGCTTGTTTGTGACTACAGGCTATATCAACCGCAATCCCTAAATTATGAGTACCTGGTTTACTTTTCTTTTTTTCTATTGGATGTTCCGAACATCTATAACCAGAAGAAACAATAAATGGAAAACCTAAGTCCTCTCTAAGCGATTGTAACTTATCTACTAGCTCATGTTCAATCCTATTTTCACCACAATGCTTACAATTAAACTCATCTAAACTAAAGTTCTTCCAATCACTCATTTTACTTCTTGGTTTTTTCGTAAGTTCTTAAACTGCTCATACCAAGCAT